CAACTTAGTTGGGACATATGGGTCCTTTGATAAGACCCCAAATATCTAGTAGATTTATTTACTGGCTATTACCTCGCGTGTGAATACTTGTATTCATGTTACTGCGAACTCAGCTACATAACCAATTAGGCTGATGTTCCCGGTATCTGCGGATCAATAACTCTCCCCACGCAGTGTGGAAGTTATCAATAATAATATTTAAATGAAATTAATCACTCAAATCTTATATTGGGCTTCTAACTGGTGGTACCCGAGTATAAAGAACTCTAACCTCATAATCGAATGGTGGGTGTTACAAGTACAACTATGGTATTCAACTCGTGGATATTTATGGACTATAAGTCACATAAAATCAATGAGATTGCATATCACTCGTTATATTTGTGGACAACCACTATTGGTATCTCAAGGGGACTTTTCTATCAGAAAAGATGGTTTACCGAAGGGTATTAATCCTTTGATAGACAATCTTGATACAAATGAAGGTAGAAGCTTTGTGTTAACATTGCTTAATATCTCCAGATGTATTCCTGGTACAAAAGATCCTGATTTATCAACGATCACTGATGCTCCAAAAGGTTATGTACCTTATCAAATGAAGGAATTTATTCCTGAATTTAATAAATTATATAACTTTGAGAAGTATCGAGTAACATTCACATTATCAGATCTTATGAATTCTAATAAGTCAGGTCCTGTAGGTCAAACAACTCAAACTTCGGTTCTTCAAGCTGATAAAGCTATGGAACTAGAGAATGATTTGGTTAATTTAACTCAAGATGAAATAATAGAAGTGGTGTTTCCAAACGGTAAAACGTTTAGACCTCCTGCTAATATTATGAAACCTTTGTTAAAATGGAAAGATCTTGCCAATAATTATTATGATGTACTATCCAAGTTCTTTCATGCTAGAAAGAATGCTAATAGAAATTTTCTTAGAAAATTATCTATAGTAAACGATCCAGAAGGAAAGGCTCGGATAATATGTATATTTGATTATTGGTCTCAAACGGCCTTGAAAGAAATCCATAATTGGGCATTTCAGAATATTTCTAAAATTCCTAATGATAGAACTTTCGATCAAGATCCTTTTAAGATAAAACAAGTCGGACCATACTACAGTATAGATTTAACTGCAGCAACAGATAGATTTCCAATCGAACTACAGAAATTGTGGTTAGAAAGTTTATCTTCTGAAGCTATAGCTGAATCATGGAGTAATTTATTGGTTGGACATGAAGTATATGTTCCATGGACTAAATCAACAGTAAAATATGCTGCTGGTCAACCTATGGGAGCATATAGCTCATGGGCTGTATTTGCGATAACAC